GAGCATTGGGGTAAGTTAGACCCAACTTTGCAAGACTATATACAACAGCGTGAGGCTGATTACGCAAAAGGCGTATCAACTTACAAGAATCAATGGGACATGGCTCAACCAGTAATGGAAAGCTTGCGTCAATTTGAGCCGTTGTTACAGCAATACGGTGTAGCTCCACAACAATGGATTACACAACTAGGTAATGCTCATGCCAAATTGGTTATGGGTACACCTGAACAGAAAATGCAAACATTCCAACAATTAGCTAATGACTATGGAATTAACCTTGGTGCAGTAACTGGCCAAACAGGTTTTGATCCACAGTTCTCACAATTAGCTCAAGAGTTGGCGCAAATAAAGAATCAATGGTCAAGCTTTCAGAGTTCGCAAGAACAATTAGAGCAAGCCCAATTGCAGAATGAGATTTCGTCATTTAAAGATGACAAACCTTATTTTGAGGAAGTTCGTGAAACCATGGCTGGATTACTCCAAAGCGGAATGGCAGACGACCTTCAATCAGCTTATGACAAAGCTATCCGATTAAACGATGATGTATTTCAAAAAGTAAACGCTACACAAGCGCAGAAATCTGAAGCAGCTCAACGAGAAAAGGTAGCCCAGGCCAAAGCAAAGGTACTTTCACCGAAGTCAACAACGCCTACAGCGTCAGCGTCTAGTGGTGGTAAGTCCGCAAGTTCTGCTAGAGATGCAATTATGCAAGCTTTTGAACAGCACTCTAGTGGTTTAATCTGACAATAAATAAGGAGTGACATTATGGCTTTTGCCAATTCAACCGTGTCAGACATTATTGCAACTACCATTCAAAGTCGTAGTGGCAAATTGGCTGATAACGTAACATTAAACAATGCGGTATTAGACCGTTTACGCAAGCGTGGCAATGTACGCCCATTCTCTGGCGGTAATGTGATTTTAGAAGAAATCATGTACAACGACAGCAACACAAACAACACAAACTCATACAGCGGTTATGAAACTCTGAACATTGCGCCTAACAGCCCAATTTCAGCAGCTCAATTCTCTATCGCTCAATATGCGTCTGCTGTTACCATCTCTGGCTTGGAAATGTTGCAAAACAGTTCTAAAGAGGCAATCATTGACTTGTTAGAAGGTCGTGTACAAGTTGCTGAAGGTCAGTTGATGAATCGTATCCAAACTGACATCTACGGTGACGGTACTGGTAACGGTGGTAAAAACTTAACTGGTTTGGCTGCTGCTGTTGCAGATAGTCCATCTACTGGTGTATACGGTGGTATTAACCGTGCAACATGGTCATTCTGGCAAAACCAAGCTTTCTCTGGCGTAACCAATGGCGGTGCTGCTGTTTCTGCTGCTAACATTCAATCTTACATGACTCAACTAGCTATTAAATTAGTTCGTGGTCAAGATAAGGCTGATTTGATTGTAGCTGACAACAACTACTACTCACTATATGTAAACTCATTGCAAGCTATCCAACGCGTAACTTCAGTTGATGAAGGTGCTGCTGGTTTCGCTTCATTGAAATTCTACGGTGGCGGTACATCTGCCGATGTAGTATTAGGTGGTGGTATTGGTTCTCAAGCAACTGCAAACCATATGTGGTTCTTGAACACTAACTACATCTACTTCCGTCCACATACAGACCGTAACTTTGCCCCTATCGGTGGTGAGCGTCAATCTGTAAACCAAGACGCTGTAGTTAAACTAATCGGTTGGGCTGGTAACTTAACTAGCTCTGGTCCACAATTCAGTGGCGTTCTTAAGGCTTAAGGGGAAATAACATGGCATATTCAGTAACCCCACTTGCTGGGATTGATTTGGTTGACACCGTAACGGCAGTAGAAATTGCTGCTGGCTCACCTGTAAACGCTTTACTTGGTACTCAAGTATGGGGTTCAGACGGCCGTCGTTATGTATTTGCAAAAGCAAGTGATTCTATTGCAGCATCAGATACAACTTGCTCTATAGATGCAACTACATTTGCAGCAACTAATGTTGGCGGTACATACGATTCACCAGCAACAGCAATGGTTGTTGGCGATTACGGTTGGTTCAGCGAAGCATCAGTGTAATCTAAAAGACTCTCACCTCTTCGGAGGTGGGTTTCTAGGTAGTTTTCATTCCGAGAGCTATCTACAAACCCCAAACCACTTTGGAGATTCAAATGCAATACAATACCGATGTAAATAACCCCGATTCACGATTAAATGTGAAGTTTTACCAACGAGCAGTAAGTAACGAGTTTAAGAGTGCTTTAGAAGGCCGTCCTATCATGGAGATGGCAGACTTTATCTTAATAGAAGTTCCAGGCAACACTCACACAGTCATTGATACATTTGCTGCGGCAGAACACAAAGAACGCTTCCCTATACAATGGGCAAGGTATCAAAACGAGAAAACAGATGGCGATATTGAAGGCACATTGCTTCACGATTGGCCAGTATTAAATGCAGCTTCAGCGGCTGAATTAAAACACTTTAAATTTTATACAGTAGAGCAGGTTGCACAAGCCTCCGATGCACAATTAGGTGCAATGGGTATGGCAGCAGGTATGTCACCACTTGCTCTGCGTGACAAGGCAAAAGCTTTCTTATCTAGCGCCAAAGGCACAGCATTAGTTCAACAACAAGCAGACGAGCTTCGTAAGCGTGATGAAGAGCTATCAGCAGTCAAGGCTCAACTAGCGGAGTTAGCACAAAAAATGAATCAACCTAAAGCTGCGCCTAAAAAGGCTAAAGCAGAGGAATTAGAGGAATAATATGGCAACAACTCTCTTGCAATTAGTGCAACAAGCATCAGCCGAGATGGGCTTGGCTATCCCCAATGCGGTGGTAGGCAATACTGCGGCAGATGTTACCCAACTTTATTATTTAATTAATGCGGCAGGTAACGAAGTTGCGAGAGAGTACCCATGGGAAGCTCTAAACACAGAATACGATTGGTATTCACAATACTCTGAATCAGACGGTGCTATCGTGTATGGTGCTACCGTCATTACAGGTGTAGACCCTGCTACTGTAGCGTTTATGAACGCAGCAGGTGCAGCTAACTTTCAAGTGCAAGGTGAAGGCGTTATTCAAAGCACACAAGTAGTATCTGCTACTGGCACTACTGTTACAATCAATAGTGCTGCTACTAGCGATGGTTCAGGCAACTATGTATTTGGTCAAGTTATGTATGACTTGCCTACAGGCTTTGACCGTATTACCGACCGCACACAATACGACAAATCTAAACGCTGGGAGATGTTAGGCCCTGAAACACCGCAACAATGGCAATGGCTCAAGTCTAGTTACATCTCAACTGGCCCTCGTATTCGTTGGCGTATCATGGGTCAAAAGTTTCAAATATGGCCACTAACATCTACTAACGAATACTTAAGCTTTGAGTACATCTCTAGCAACTGGGTAACCTCTGCTACTGGCACTACTCAAACACAATTTTTAGCTGATACTGACACTTGTATCTACCCAAACCGTTTAATGGTTTTGGCGCTTAAAAAGAAATACTTTGAAATAAAAGGTTTTGACACATCCTCATTCCAGCGTGATTACGATATGCAACTCAACCTTGCTAAAGCTAACGATGCAGGTTCTGCTACACTATCATTAGCACCAAGAACAGCCAATGTCCTAATTGGTTGGGAAAACATACCAGACGCTAACTACGGAGCTTAATAATGGCTAGAGCTAAAAGAGCTGTATCACAGCCAGTATCATTGCCAGCTCCCACAGGTGGTTGGAACGCTAGGGATTCACTAGCTGCCATGAGCCCGTTGGATGCCGTTGTGTTAAACAACTGGTTTCCAGCTACGACAGAATGTGTAATGCGTAAAGGCTACACTAAACACGCTACAGGTATCACAGGTCAAGTTCAAACCATTATGGCTTACTCTGGAGCTGGCACAGACGAGTTATTTGCCATCGCTGGTGGTAGCGTATACGATGTAACAGCTGGTGGTGCTGTTGGTGCAGCAGTATTAACTGGATTGACTAACGCACAATGGGGCTATTGCAACATAGCAACCGCTGGTGGCAACTTTTTATCTATGGCCAATGGTGTAGATGCACCTAGGAATTATAATGGCACAGCATGGTCTACACCTGCTATTACAGGCGTTACAACAACTAAATTGCGTGACCCTATCCTGTATGCTGAAAGACAATTCTTCATTGAAGATAACAGCCTAAAGGTATGGTATCTACCAGTTGACTCTATTGCTGGTGCAGCTAATGTTGTAGATGTTGCGTCATTTATGACTAAAGGTGGCTACATTGTAGCTCACGGCACATGGACAATTGACGCTGGTAACGGTGTTAATGACCATTATGTGATTATGACTAACAAAGGTCAAATCATCGTGTATCAAGGTATAGACCCAACATCTGCAACAACATGGTCTATGGTTGGTGTGTGGGATATTGGTGCGCCAATAGGCCGTAGAAGCCTATACAAGTACGCTGGTGATATGCTTATTATCTGCCAAGACGGTGTAGTGCCATTATCAGGTGCTTTGCAGTCATCTAGGGTTCAGCCTAGGGTAGCCATTACTGACAAGATTCAATACGCTATTTCAGAGGCTGTAACTAACTACGCAACAAACTTTGGCTGGCAATTAATGTATGTGCCAACCATCAATCAATTATGGTTAAATGTTCCTGTAGCAACTGGCAGCACTCAACAACAATATGTAATGAACACCATTACAGGCTCTTGGTGCAACTATACTAATTGGAACGCCAACTGCATGGAGATGTTCAATGACGAGCCTTACTTTGGTGGTAACGGTTATGTTGCTCATGCTTATTACGGTAACACCGATGGTGGCAATAACATTGCAGCATTTGGCTTGCAAGCGTTCAATAACTTTAACAACGCAGGTACACTAAAACGCTTTACTATGTCACGCCCTATACTAAGGGCAGATGGCTCACCTTCTGTGTATGCTGGCATTAACATTGACTTTGACCTTACTGACAACTCATCAATACTAAACTATGTGCCTGTTAATTACGGTGCATGGGATAGCGGTACATGGGATGCGTCTATATTTGGTGGCGGTCAATCTGTTTACCAAAACTGGCAAGGCTTGAATGGTGTTGGCTATTATGGCGCACCTGTAGTTAAAACCTTATCAGCGCAGTTAAATGTAAGCTGGGTAGGCACAGACATTGTTATAGAGGGCGGTGCAATTCTGTAATGTTAGTTCAAGGCGAATATGTCGCTCGTTGGGTGATGGAAAAAGTAGGCTCTTATACCGAAGGCATGACAGCCCTAGGTTGGGAGATAGACGGTGTTATTGTAGCTGGCACAGCCTTTGAGAACTGGAACGGTAACAATATGTTTGGCCATCAAAGAATAGACTCACCACCTGCAAGGCAATACTGGTTTTCAGTAGCGGACTATATATTTAATCAAGTAAAGGTTAAACGCTTTACGGCTACCGTAGAAGCTGATAACCACAAAGCAATAAGCCTTAACCACAAGATAGGTTTTGTAATAGAAACAACTTTAAAAGACGCAGGTCGTAACGGTGATTTACTTATAATGACCCTATGGCCTGAAAACTGCAAAATGTTAAACTGGAGTAAAAAAAATGCTAGGTAAATTCGTGCAATTAAGATTGCAAGGTGTTCGTGACCCATTCATATCTATGGCTAATGGTAAAGCTAAAGCACCACCAGCTCCTGATTATACTGCTGCTGCTAATGCTACTGCTGCTGGTAACTTAGAGTCTGCAAGGGCTACTGCTGCTGCTAACCGCACTAACCAAGTTACTCCATACGGCAACTTAACATACACAGCTAACCCAGGCACTGACCCTTACGGCAATACTTTGTATACAGCCACACAAACACTATCTCCAGAACAACAAAAAATATACCAACAAGAAAGCCAACTTAACGAAGGCTTGATGTCTACTGCTAACAAGGGTTTAGACTACGCTAACGAAGTGTTAAGCAAGCCTGGTGTTGATACATCTAAATTACCATCTTACGGCATTAATCCTGGCGAAACATACTCTGACGCTATCATGCGTAGATTAGCTCCACAAATTGCTCAAGAAAGCGAAATGTCTGACGCTCAACTAGCTAACCAAGGTATTGCTCAAGGCACACAAGCTTACGAAAATGCTAAACGACAATTAGCCATGAGTCAAAATGACAGACAACTTGCCGCTATTACAGGTGGCATGAATGTAGGTTTAGGTGCTAATCAACAAGCCTTCCAACAAGAAGCTTACAATCAAATGCAACCTATCAATGTCATTAACGCATTGCGTACAGGTTCACAAGTGCAAAACCCAAGCTTTGCTGCTACACCTCAACAATCTAATCCTGGTGGTGCTGATATACTTGGTGCTACACAAGCTGGTTATAACGCTCAATTAGCCGCTACAAATGCAGCTAATGCTTCTAAAGGTGGCTTTATGAGTGGTTTAATGGGTCTTGGCGGTGCTGCTTTAATGTCACCAACAGGTACATTTACATCAGATATTAATGCTAAAGAAAACATTACTAAAATTGGTTCATTAGACAATGGTCTTAACCTTTACTCATACAATTACAAAGACGGTTATGATTTGCCTGAAGGCAGACAAATTGGTGTTATTGCTCAAGAAGTTGAAGCAGTTATGCCAGAGGCTGTTGTTGAAATGGCCAATGGGTTTAAAGGTGTTAATTACGCAATGTTAGGGGTTTAATATGAATTTTGCAAAATACTTACCATCAGCATTGCAAAACTTAATGCCTGGTGAGTCTAGTGGTACTCCCAATCAAATGCCACAAGATGACGCAATGATGGAGCTTGAACTAAAGCGCAGAATGAAGTTTGCTGATGCTTTGCGTGGTCAAGAAGCACCTCAAGGCCAAATGGTATCAGGTCATTATGTTGCCCCATCATGGACACAACAATTATCTAGGTTAGCTAACAATTATGTAGGTGGTCAACAAGAGCAAGAAGCCATGAAAAAATATGGTGACTACAAAGCTGCTGAAAACACCAAAATGATTGACGCTTTAAACAAATTTGGCAAAGCATTTGAGCCTACTACACAAACTCAAACTACTTACGCTCCAGGTGTTGGTAAAGAATTGGCTATTGGTGATACAGTTCAAACTGCCCCTAATTACAGCCCTACAAGCAATGCTAACGAGATGGTTGCACCTACATCACCGTATGGCACACAAAGCATGACAGGCAACGCTGTAACATCTGTTCCTACCACTACGACAACAATGGTACAGCCTAATGAGAACACTATTAGACAAGCTTATATAGATTACGCAACTACCACAAAAAGACCGCAATTAATAGAAGCGTTAATGACAGGTGACTTTGACACCATGAGAAAACGCAATGCACCTTATGAGCTTGCTGCTGGTGCAAAACGATTTGAAGGTGGTACTAACCGTCTTATTGCGGAAAACCCTAAAGAAGATTCTGAATCTAAATCTAACCTAGAAAAAGAATACCGACTAGCTCAAAAAGATGGATATAAAGGTTCTGTTGAAGATTGGAAACGCATTACATCTGGAATGACTGATTACCAAAAAGCGCAATTAGATATAGCAATGGCTAATTTAGGCATAAATAGAAACGAAAGTATTTACAAATACGGCAGTCCTACACCGCCAATGGCTAAACCTAAATCTGTTACGATGAATGATGTAAATGAAACCGCTAGAAAATCTGGTAAAACAGTAGCGCAAGTTAAAAAAGACTTTGAAGCACAAGGCATTGCCGTACAAGGAGCTAAATAATGGCTGATTTTTCACAATTACTATATGGTGCAGCACCTACAGGAATGGCTCCAGCAGGGACAAGAACACCAGGTCAAGGCTTACCAGGCGCTCTTAGAGATAAAGCTATTGATAGAGCAGCTACTGCTGCTGAACAACGGCTAACAGCACTTGAGGATGTTTTAAGTCAAGGTGCTGACAATTTAACTCAACTTAATGATTTTGTTGAATTAAACAAAAAAAGCAGAACTGGCGCTCTTCACGAAGGTTTAATGTCATCATTTTTTCCAGATTCTTTTAGAGGTACTGACGAGCAGCTAATGCAAGCAATACCAGCTAAACTAGCTCCAATAATAAGACCTGTAGGCTCTGGCTCAACATCAGACCGTGATATGACTTTATATTTAAAAGCATTGCCTTCAATATCTCAAGGCGGTAAAGCAAACGCAGCAATTCGTGATAGCTATCAAAAGCAATATGAAAAAGCTAGACAAAAAGTTGATTTCTTGCGTCAATGGTACAATAAAGAAGGGAATTTAAATGGTGCTGATTCAGCATGGGCTGCACAAAATCCACCTTCGCAACAAAAAAATTATTCTGGATGGTCAATTCAACCCCTAGATGGAAATTAAAATGGCTCAACCAACACAAAAATTAATGCGCTATAAAGTCACTTCGCCTAGTGGAGAAAGCTTTGTTGTAAATGCTCCAGAAGGTAGCTCTCAAGAAAGTTTATTAGACTATGTTCAATTAAACGCACAAAAGCAAAAGAACGATGCTTTGCGGTCTGACTTGCAACAAGAGTCATGGTTAAGCCGTAACTTAAAAGGCGTAATGACTGCCCCATCCAACTTGTTAGAAGGTGGCAAACAGCTTGCACAAGAGTTGATGAATCCACAGCAATATGTTAACCCTAAAACAGGTGAAACATCATCTAGTCCAATTCAAGGCTATCAAGCATTACCTAGGCAACAATACGATACATCTCAAATTAAGAAAAACAGAATTATTGCTGAAGAAGCTCCAGTTGGTGCAATTACAGGTAATGTAGGTACAGGGTTAACTGCTGCATTAATTCCTGGCGTTAATACTAGAGCTGGCAGTATGCTTGCTAGTGGTGTATTTAGCGCATTGCAACCAACGCTAGGCAATGAAAGCAGAGCAGAAAACGCTATTATTGGCGCTTTAACAGGTGGTGCAGTTAATGCTCCACAACTGCTAGAAAAACCATTAAAAGCTGGTGCTAATAGATTAATGATGTCTGCCATTAAACCAGGCAAAAAAGAACTAGAATCTGGCCAAGGTCAACGAGCAGTTCAAACATTGCTAGAAGAAGGCGTTAATCCTACTTTGGGCAGAACATGGCTTGGTCGTGGATTAGATACATTAGAGTCAAAAATTGGTGCTTTAAATGACGAAATATCAGGCATTATTCAAAATTCAACAAAAACTATTAGCAAAGATGCTGTTATTGGTTATTTAGATGACTTGATGGAAAAAGCTAAATACTCTTTAGCTCCAGATGCAGATATGGCTGCTGTTCAAGCTGTAAAAGACCAATTTATTGCACATCCACTAGCTATAGGTAAAGATATACCAGTTCAGTTGGCTCAAAAATTAAAACAAGGCACTTATAAATCAATTGGCACTAAAAACTTTAATGAAATGGGTGGCTCTACTAAAGAAGCATTAAGGGCTGGTGCTAAAGGTCTTAAAGAAGGTGTAGCTGGTGCAGAGCCAAGTGTAGCTGCATTAAATGCTAAAGAAGGTGATTTAATTAACGCATTAGATGTAGCTGAATCTAGGGCTTATACTGCGCTAAAAAACAATCCAGTAGGTATTGCAGGTTTGTCTAACAATCCAGTTCAATTGGCTGGAATGATGGCAGATAGAAGTGATGCGTTCAAAGCCTTGATTGCTCGTATGATGTATCAAACAGGCAAAGCGGTAGGTAAGATACCTCAAGCAACAAACCAAGGTCTTGTTGGCGTTCCTATGGCTTCAGCTTTAACTTCATACAATCAATTAAACACTGATTCAGATACATTAAACACAAATGAAACGCTTAACAACCCTGCACAATCAAAGAAAGCTCGTAAGATAGGTAAACTGTTAATGCGAGATGCAAACCAAGGAGAGCAATAATGAGTCGTAACGGTAGTGGTGTATATTCTTTACCAGCAGGTAATCCTGTTGTCACGGGAACGACAATTTCCTCAACTTGGGCTAATGGCACATTAAACGATATAGCGTCTGCTCTTACAGCATCGCTAACCTCTGACGGTCAAACTACCCCTTCAGCCAACCTTCCTATGGGTGGGTATGTGTTGTCGGGTGTAGGTTCGGCTACACTGCGAACGCAATCTGCATCGGCAGGTCAGATACAAGACTCAACATTTCAATACTTAACTGGCATTAGCGGTACTAATACAATCGTAGCTACGGCTGCTTTAGGTATGACAGCCTATGCTGCTGGTCAAGTGTTTAGGTTTATATCAGCAGGTGCTAACACAGGCGCTGTAACACTTAACATCAACGCTATTGGTGCTAAAGCTATCACTAAGAATGGCACTGTTGCGCTAGTGGCTGATGACATTGTAGCTAGTGCGGTAATACAAGTTGTATACGATGGCACACAGTTTCAGTTGTTAAGCGGTGCAGGAGGTGGTGGTGGTGCTACTGGTGGTGGTTCAGATGAGATATTCATTGAGAATGACCAAACAGTTACAACAAGCTACTCTATCCCAGCAACTAAAAATGCTATGAGTACAGGGCCAATCACTATTGACTCTGGTGCAACTGTAACCGTTCCTAGCGGCAGTCGCTGGGTAATACTTTAAGAGAGTGCCATGGAATCCCAAAGCTTAATTAACATAGTGATTGGTACGGTTCTTTCGGTTCTAGGCTGGTTTGCTAGACAACTATGGGATGCTGTCCAAGACCTTAAGCGTGATGTCAAAGCCATTGAGGTTGACTTACCTACAACTTATGTCCGTAAAGAAGACCTAGAGGCTAGACTAGACCGCCTAGAAGCTGTGCTTAACCGTATCTTTGAGAAGCTAGACCACAAAGCTGACAAATGAATCAACAACAAAAGTTAGAAGCCCTCTTTGACAAGCTAGTAGGTCAAAGGATTGAAGAAGTGGGTATTGACAACGATGAGTTTGTAATGTATACAGAGGATGGCACTTGCGTAGTGCTTTTCTCTGATGAGGACTTACAACTATATTATGAGCTTCCTGACAAAACCCACTAAGACGCATTTTGTGTTGCCTGATGTCCAGGCTAAAGATGGCAATGACTTTACATTCCTAACTTGTATAGGCAAATACATAGTTGATAAAAAGCCTGATGTAATTATATGTATAGGGGACTTCGCTGATATGGAGTCCCTTTCTTCTTATGATGTGGGTAAAAAGTCATTTGAAGGTCGTAGCTACCAAAAAGATATTTGGGCTGCTAGAGAGGCTATGGATGCCCTTTTACAGCCTATATATGACTACAACAATCAAGCTAAAAGTTTTAAGCACAAACAATACAAACCTCGTATGGTGCTGACTTTAGGCAACCATGAAGACCGTATTAATCGTGCTATTAATGAGGATAGGAAGCTAGACGGCCTTATCTCCATTGATGACTTGCCTTATCAAGATTGGGAAGTTATCCCATTCCTAGAGGTGATAGTGATTGACGGCATAGCCTACGCTCACTACTTTACATCGGGTGCTATGGGTAGACCTATTGGTTCTAGTGCAGCACTGCTATCTAAAAAGCACATGAGTTGCTTTGCTGGTCATCAACAAGGTAGGCAAATTTCTTACGCCATGAAAGCTAACGGCCAAGAGATGACAGCCATTATCTGTGGCTCATGTTACGAGCATAATGAGGACTACTTAGGCGCTCAAGGCAACAACCATTTTAGGGGCGCATATATGCTATATGATGTAGAGGATGGTCGTTTTGACGAGTTGCCGTTGACGCTCAAATACCTTAAGAACAAGTATTCTTAGCACCTTCTGGTGCTTTTTTTATGATATTACACCGCTTGCGTAAACTAAACGGCAAAAACCTGTGGAATGGTAGGTCTACTATTGTCAGGCGTGTAGATAGGACAGCTCGTAAAATTGCCCGTCTATACAAACTACGAGGCAAGTTACGGCTATGAAACAAATAAAACTCTGCGAGTGTTGCGGAGAGCCATACGAGATAGACGATGCCGACATAGACTTCCATGTTTGCCATGAGTGTAATGTTTACGATGAAGATTTAATTGGAATTATTGATATTGAGGATGAACTATGATTGGTGAATTTATAGCAACATTGTTTTTAGCTAGAGATGTAGCACACAGAGAACACTTACGCACCAAAAGCTATTCTCAACACAAAGCATTAGGTCACTTTTACGAAGACATAGCTGGCCTAGCTGACAAGCTAACAGAAGCCTATCAAGGCCGTCATGGGATTATTAAAGAGATACCCATATTGACCGAGAAAGAAAAGTATAAAGAGCCTATCTATTGCATAGCTGAAAAACTAGACTACATAGAGAAAAACCGCTACAAGTGCATACCTAAAGAGGATTCTGCGTTACAGAACATCGTGGATGAGATAGTAGGCGAGTTCTTGAGCCTAATCTACAAGCTGGAAAACCTTAAATGAAGTTAAGCGAGCATTTTACGCTTGAGGAGCTAACCTTCTCACAAACAGCAGTTCGCAACGGTATAAACAACAACCCATCCCAAGCAGTTAGAAACAACCTTAAAACATTAGCTGACAACCTTGAGAAAATACGCACATTCTTAGGTCATCCATTACGGATTAGCTCTGCCTTTCGTTGCATGGAGCTTAATCGCAAAATAGGCGGTTCAGTCAACTCTGCTCACATGGACGGTCTAGCTGCTGACTTTACTTGCGAGAAGTTTGGCAAGCCCATTGATGTCGTGAAAGCATTACACAAGTCTGGTATTAAAGTAGACCAGGTGATTGAGGAAGGCACATGGGTTCATGTATCGTTTGACCCTAAAATGCGTCAGCAATTCTTAACAGCCACTTTTATAAACGGCAAACCATCTTACAAACCCTTTAAGGAGTAGTTATGAAAGCATTTTTATTAGCCCGTGGTAAAGAATCATCTACATGGAGGGGTCTAGTAGCCCTTTTAACAGCCGTAGGCTTGACTTTATCACCAGAGCAAGGTGAAGCTATTGTCGCACTTGGTTTAAGCGTTATAGGCGCTTTAGGCGTGTTTACAGCAGACAAATGAAAGCGTTATTAAACATCATAGACAGGCTACTTGCTCTTTACCAAGAGTGGGTAGCTAAGAAGGAGCAGAAAGATGTGCAACAAGAGAGTGAGCAAATTGAGGCAGCTCCTGCTGATTGGTTTGAGCAGCACTTTGATAGCTTGCACGACTACCATGCCAAAGCCGTATCCCCTCAAACCGACCCTCAACATACAGAAGGTTGATGGTGGTATGTGCTTGAGTAAAGAAGACACAGCAAAGCTTGGAAAATATATACTTGAATTGGAAAGACGATAATGGCAGACAATCAAAAACTAGCTGAAGCTTTAATGATGAACTCTAATGGGGACAATACATTACAAGACTTTTTGCAAAGATTACAGGTTTCAGGGAGCATGGGTACATCTAATCAACCAGGCGCTAAAACTGTTTACGGTAGTGGCAGAGCAGGTATTGATATGCCTATTGGCACTAGCAATTTAAATGCTGGGGTTGGTTTTGGTGGATATAAAACCAATGTAGATGTGCCAGGCTTTAAAAAAACATTTAAAGACTTTGGTGTAAACAACATAGACGCAGAATACACTAGCGGTCAAAACACGGTAGGTGGTAATTACCAAATGAATCCACAAGGTAAAGACGGATTTAATGTGTATTACAAACGCAACTTTTAGTGCTTTTCACTAGACCGCATTAATAGTCCTACCGATGTGTAAAAACCTTGATTCTGTTACTATGTATTTGTTCAATGCAAAAAAGTTTGTGTTGAATAATTCTTGAATTATTACAGACAAAGGAAATTATTATGGCTTGGACTAAACCATCAGCAACAGAGCATCGCATTGGCTTTGAGATTACCTGCTACGCAATGTGCCGATAATTAAACGCAAAAAAGTGATATATCTATAGGCGGTTAAGCCGACATTAGAGGATGTAGTAAGTAACGAGTTTTTCGGCTTTCTGCGTTACATGAAACAACTACCAAATCTACGCCTTACTTGTTTTATAAGCAATAAACAGTCCACAAGCTAGCCCCAACCCAAAGGCTGTGCTGTAGCATAGGACATATTCAGTTATAGTCTGAATCATGGTAAACCGTCCGTAAGATTAGTTCACAGTAGTGGATAGCCTTTCTAACATCATCAGCACCGTTCTTAGCATGATGCCTAGATATATACTTAACCACATTACCCTCAAGAAAAGTTAGGTTATTAGCCACTATAAACTCTACTGGCTGTATAGCCATACTAGCGTAGTGATTGCCACCTACCTGTTTCATTAAAGCGTCTACTTGTTCCATAGACTCTTCCCATGCTTGTTCTGACATACCATCACTCATAGTGTTCTCCTGTAGGGCCGTTCTGACCTACTGTGTCCATGCGTTTCTCATCCTCTTCAGTCCACCAGGCTGGGTCTTTTTTTAAAGCGTCCGTCATTAAAGAAATAAAGCCTCGTTCAATTAGCCATCGTTTAGCATCACCATCTAAATCTATTTCACAGATAGCACTACCATCCTCTAGCTCTTTTACCTTTTTTACATTAATAATCATTTGTTCCTAGCCTCCCTAGCATCTCGTTCAGCCTCCCCTTGAAACCGCAGGTAGATGTTCTCAACTAACTGGCCTAAGTTACTGTTAGATGTATTAGGCACACTCAAGACTATTCTACGCACGGTTTCGCCAAAACTCTCAACATTCTTTTCGTCTAGCTTTTCCATTCGGGCTGCTCCTGTACCGTGTAATGACTTAACAAAACCTTGCAAGCTTTAATGTTTGCTTTATACGCAGCTCTGTCATCTTTATGAGTAAAGATTTCAAGATTATTTTGGCTGTCTGCTAATTCAGCTTTAAGCAAAGTAACAAACAAAGCCTCCCTAATATCTAGCAGCACATTGTCATCATCCTCAAACTCCATTTGTATTTTCATACCTACCTCATTTTGATGTGTTTAACGAAGTTTTCAGGGTGTAGACGATACTTACTATCAATTCTTATTTTTAACAGCTCTACGGCCTCTCTACGAGCCTCTACGACCCCTTCTGGAGGTGGTGAAAGTAGTCTTAAATCATTAATCATGCCTACTGATGGATAATACGGTAAGATATTTAGCATATTGCCTCCTAGAAGGGCTTTCGCCCTTTTCTTAAAATGGAATATCACTTTCAATGTCTTCAGGTTTGTTAGCTTGAACTGGCTCACTAACATACGGCTCACTAAATGAAAAGCTAAAGAACTTGCCAGCTTTGCCTTCTTTTAACCAGGCTGACATACGCATCTCTTTACCGTTGACCATGCAGTTACCTGTGTAGTCAGGGTGTGTTTCTTTTTCTTTACGGTTGTTCTTGAAAAGACTACCGCTGTTATCTCGTTGTTCAAATTGTGCCATGTTAGTTCCCTTTTTGATATTTCTTAAATGATGTTCTAATCTTACTATCTAAAAAACCCCACATTGCGAGTTTTTGTTCGTTATCTAATGTATCGCCTAAAGCTTTTGCATCGGCAAATTTTTCAGCAGTTACATATTTAGTAAACTCATCAGCCAGCTCTGCCAATATGTCTAGCTCTTCTTTACTAAATTCTGGCATCTTAAGCTCTAAAGTTTCAGGCTTTTTTGCTGGTGTGCCTGTGTCCGTTCCTGTAACAGCATCTAAAACATCATGCTCCACAATTTCCATCGCTGAAACCCACAAGTATCTACGCTGGTATGTTTCCACAGCCCCCACATTCTGCACTTCGTGACAGCCTTTTAAAGCTGCGCTACCCATAGGGCTAGTGATGGCTATCTGTGAGCCATCATCTATGTCGGTAATGGTTAGTGTTGCTAGGTCGGCTGTGAAGCTAACTGTGCCACACAAACCTAAGTTCCAAAAGATTGTGTTGATTGAAGGTAGAAAGTCACCAAGTTCAAAGTATTTATAACCAGCAAACTTGTTATGACCAGACTTGTTAAGCTTGGTATTTTGCAGCTGGATTCTAGCATCCATAAGCTTTTTGTATACATTACTCATCTATTGCCTCCATATTCGCCACCAAGATAAGGTTAAGCTCGTTATACAAGCCTAATGCACGAATCAATGGCAATACATCTACACCTAAGAACAAAGCTGATTTAGACTCTGCTCTAGGTTCTGTTAAAGCTTCCAAATCACCAAAGTAAGCGTAGGTTGGTTGCTCGTAATCGTATTCAACTTCTAAAGTGACACCGCTATCTAAGTTTAAGTGCGTAATCATTATTTCCATGCCTCCAATATGACCCAAGAATGGCCTTTCTTAACGGCCTTTAGTTTGCCGTTCATACAAAGGTATCTGACCCATCTGCCAGACTTCCCCATTTGTGCTGCTATTTCTTCTACTGTGTAAATTGACA